GGTGCTCGCGAACCAAATAATCGACCTGCGAGGGTTCGACGCGAAAGAAGCGGGAAGTGCTGATGCAAACCGTGTTTCCTACGGTAACAACAGATACCTCTCATCAAACTTGCGTCAATGGCTCAATAGTGGCGGGGCTGCCTCTGCTTGGTGGGCAGCGCAGAACCCGGGCGATGGTGTCCTCAATACAAACAATCACGACGCAACGCCCAACGATGCGGGGTTTGACCAACCCACCGGATACAATGACATTAAGGGATTCCTCGGCAATTTCACCCCATGGGAACTAATTAAAATACTGGATACAACCTTGACCGTAGCACGGAATACCATCACAGATACCGGTGCTACGTCTGAGACGGTCATCGACAAGATTTTCCTGTTGAGCAATACAGAGGTTGGACTCGCGAACGAAAACAGTATCGCGGAAGGTAGCTTATTTTCAATCTTTGCTGCCAATGCCAACAGAATTGTTACCGCGACAGCCCAGTTGGTGGCTAACACCTTAAGTGCGTCTAAACCTGCCAGTGGCGCGGCGTGGTATTGGTGGTTGAGAACTCCGTACGCCGCGGTTTCGTTCTACGCCCGCGACGTCTTCACGGACGGCACGTGGGACTACTACTATGCGGGCAATGGCAGCAACGGCGTTCGCCCAGCTTTGAATCTGGCTTCTGGAATCTTGGTATCTGATTCTGTTGATTCCGATGGATGCTACATCATCCTGCCAGACGACCGTCTTGAGTTTGTGCTTGCTTCTCCAATTCAAACCAGTGCGGCTGCCCGTAAGATTGTTGTAAGTGCAATATTGACCGTGCCAACAGGGGCTACGCTCACAATCAAAGCCTGCAATAACGGTCTTGACGTGTCGCCAACGTGGGAAGACGTCACAGCAGACTTTACAGCCCAACAGGCTCACACGTTCACCAATACAACGAAGACCAATGCGAACTGGGGGGTTAACGTCTGGTTCGAGATTCTCAAAGGAACGGCTACAACGACGTTAGAGGTTAAGAGCTTCGGGTTTAGTTTTGAGTAAGGAGGCAACGATATGGAAAGAGTTAAAGAAACTGACTTGAAACTTGCGCACGAAACACAAGACAAACGAGATGTCCTGTTGAAGAAATATAAAGAGATGGAGAAGGCTAAAGCACTCACAACGGCAGAACGCCTGCTGAGGATCGAACAGTTACTTGGAATAACCTAAAGGATGAACGGACTCTCCTTTCTGCGCAAGTGTCAAACCACATACGCTGACCTACACGGCTGGTGTGGTAGTGCTGGTAAAGCAAAAGACTGAGCAGGTGGCAGTTATCCAAGCAAGTCTGGACATGGCGACAGTAGAACTGACGGACTTGCAGAAAGTAGCGGTGAACGCTGACTTGGCTGTCAAGACAGAAGCACCGATATTGAATGGGGGTAAGATGAGCGAAAACGAGTTAAAACACGATGGCGAGAATATGGTTACTGACACTCAGTGTCTCCTTCGAAGCAGTCTGAAGGCAGCAGAGAGTATGACGATTATTCGGAAGGAAATCGCAGAGGGGAAGGACAAGTATGAGGAAAAAGCCGATGAGATTGCTAAAGTCCTCGATGTCGTGAGGCAAGGTCTTGACCGAGTCCTTTTCAAGTTGGACACCCCGCAGGTTGGGGTGGTTGACAGGCTCAATGACCTGAGCGACAATCAGAGCAAGATGGCTGATGCACTATCGCTGATTCAGCAGGCGTTAGTCCCGCTCGTCAATAACAATCGTCGGCTAAACAAGTGGCTGGATATAGCGCTCGGGTGCATCCTCACCTATACCCTTGTGCGGCTCTTGCCGTACATCGGCATACTGCTGGCGAAATGAAAGGCGCATATATCCCCCTTGATGCTCTCGATTGCGACTTGAACAACGACGGTCGGCCCGACGCGGCTTCGCCGACCCCGTATGTCCGCAAGTTTGACATTGACTTCGACGGGGCAGTGGGCGCCAATGATGTGGCCTACGTGAACTCGCAGATGAACCAGTTGCTAGACCTTGCGGTCATCAAGGCGGGCCTGTTCACGGGCGAAACGGCACAACTGACGTGGCCGGACGGATGGACAGCACAGATACGAGCGGTTGTTCCTGCTACCATCAAGAAGTTCGTGGGAACGAAGATGACCTATGGGTGGCTGCATGGAACACGCTATCCGTATTCTGCTACCAAGGGGTTCTACGAGTGCCACCAATACTCGACAGACCTTGCGTTGGCTGCATACAAGGCTCTCGGTTATGGCGTCATTCTATCAGCATCAGGCAATGCAGGTGGCGGTATCTCACACGCCTACAATGTCTGTTTCCTCGGCGGGGACTGGAAGAACATTGAGAACTGGCGACTGGTCGAACCACAGGACGGATTTATCTACGACCCGACCGTTGGAAAGACAAACGCAATGTACAACACGGACACCATCTACTTCTATGGGAACGTTGATGCGAGCGGGTATATCGCGGCCCACACGCTCCACGTAGATCCAAGTGGGGTAGTTTCGTTCGGCAACTCCACCACCATGAGCTTCGCGGGGCTGCTGGAATCAATACCTGACTATTTTGACCTGTATCTTGGAATGGAAGGAGGCGATGAATTGAACTTAGACCAGAAGGCAAGAACCTTTGCGAAGTTGCACCCAACAAAAGACGGGGGAACGTGGCACCTGTGGTGCGCTGCGCTCATGGTTCGTATGTTGATTGCCTACGGGAAAGTTCCATCATTCCCATTTCCTGCTACGGCAAAGATTGCCGGTGACTTGGCAGGAACACTGAATCCCGATGCGACGAAAGCCCCGATTGGTGCCTTTCACTACTGGACGGCGGGTTCAGATGGCCATGTTGGACTCGACACGAAGGGCGGGGGAACTGACGTGTTCATGGCGTCCGCGTTCATCAGTGAATCATTAGGTAATGCCATAGGGTTTCAAAGCGTAAGCACATACACCCGCAATGGAGCCTATCCCTATCGGGGGTGGTCGATGAACTATGGAAAGCAAGGCAAGATAACTAAGGAGGCCCCAGTGGCTATACCAACGCCCGTTGTAACGCCCGCGCCAAAGCCTATCAGCGCTGCGGAACAGAAGTTGATCGACCTTAAAATCATTGACCCAGGGCATGATGCCAATGGCGTCATCTCGTGGGGCGCAATGGAATGGACAATTTTTAGACTGCTCACGGCTTTAGGTAAATAGGAGGTACACATGAACTGGGAACCCATTACGACAGCACTTGTGGCGCTTATTGCTACCCTGATTACCGCTCTTGTGCCGGTCATCGTCAAAGCGGTCTTTGATGCGTTCACTGCACAGTTGACGAAGGCAAAAGCGGTCGTTGATAAGAACGAAGCGGTTGCCCTCAAGATTGTCGAGGTAGTTCAGCAAACGTTCAATATGCTGGAAAACTCCGCCAAATATCAGATTGCCCTTCAACGATTGACCGATGAACTTCACCTCCCGCCCGAAGCATTGCACGATCTTATCGAGCAGGCCGTAGCAGACATGAAGCTGGCCTCTGGTACAAGTTGGGAAGCACTTGGTGGAAAGACGCCTGACGTTCCTCCAGTGCCCACTATCCCCGACCAGCCCATTCCACAAGAAACGCCAGTTGTCTAAGGAGTAGTGCGAGGGGGGGGCAATGGCTACACGGAAACTGCCGTCAAATGTAGAGGTACTGGCTCAGACAAACGCCTATCAGGAGGATCACCTTGGGTTCAAAGGTATCTTCGCGGGCATTTCCGATGAACTTATCCCCGAGGGGTATGTCCCCGACATGGAAAACCTTAAGATTTCGCAGGAGGGCATGGTCGCTGCCATCCCGAACCCCACCACCATTGCACCCCCTGCGGGCGAGACGGCCCTTACCTCCATGTTTGTCTGGCAGAAAGACGATGGAACGACGACTCTTCTGGCACAGTATGGGGCGAAGCTGTATAAGAGGGCGGGAACTCCCCTCGCGTGGGTAGAAATCCGCAAGGGAACAAGTCCAGATGACGTGGCCGCCTTTGGTTCCACCAAAAAGGCCAGTTATGCCGCTGGAATGAACAACAACCTCTTCATCGCACAGGAAGATACACAGTGTATGGGCTATGACGGAACCACACTGGCCGCGCTGTGGAACGGGCCAAAAGGAAAGCATATCACCCTCTGGAAGAACCGCTTATGGGTTGGTTGCCTCACCGCTTTTTATGGAATGTCAACAACGGCGACCTCGAACGGAACGGAGACAGCCTCAGTTGCGGGCGGGGCGTTAAAGTCAGCCGTGATATGGAGCAACATCAACCTTGCCGAAGTCCTCCACGACACAGACGCCTCTCACTATGATAACGGCTGGTCTACCCTCAGCATGATAGTTCTCAAGACGCCGGAAAACTCTCTCTGTACCGGCCTACTTCCCGCACAGGAAACCCTTCTGATGTTCACGGCGAGCGCCGTCTTCAAGTTCTCTGGCTACTCGGAAACCACCTTCACCTCCTTTAACTCCTACAATGGCGCGGATACCCCTAAAGATGGGGCAGTCATCACGGCGGGGGGCGTGTTCTACGTTTCGGGTGGCGGGTTCTTTGTCCTGAGTGCGCTAAAAACCGAATATGATACCCCCAAGAAGATTTCAGAGGCGGTCAAGCCCCTGATTAACCTGATAAGCGGGGTTGTTTCAATCGCCAATTTCGACGGCAGGATTTGGTTTTGTACCGGCGGAACCCTCGTTGCCCTTAATGCGGCTACGGGAAGTTGGGAGAAATATAAACTTGGCGGACTCTACGGGGCGACGGACGTGGGCGTACAGAATATCGTCTACGCCTTCGACCACTTGTATATTGGAACCTCAACCGGTTACATTTTGGAACCAGATGTTCCCAACGTGACCGCCGCGGGCTATCGCCCTTGGTATCTCCAAACCCCGACGCTCAATCAGGGGATTACGACGACACCGAAGCGGTATACCTCCCTGTTTGTCTATGCCAGAAACACAAGCGACGTAATGCATGCCTCCTATTCTGCCGACCGTGGAGGCAACATGACCATTAACCCCGCCATTGTGGGGGTTACGAGCGGAGACTTGTGGGGAACGATGTTGTGGGGCGCAGAAGCGACTACCGGCCACGGCCACTGGTCGCTCGCAAATGGGGGGATGGCGGTCTATAAGAGATTTATTTCCCTTCCGCTTGCGAGGACGATTAGTTTTCTGTTCACCGGAACCGGAGACGGCGCACTGTTGGGGTACGCGCTGGTATACCGCTACAAATCCAAGCATGGCGTATGAGGAGGACTAATGGCTAACATAGCGAAGACGTACACTTTTGCGAACGGAACTCCCGCTGACGGTACACAGGTCAACAAAAACTTCGACGACATCATTGCCGGTGTTGGAGACACGGCAACCCTGCATCCCACAATCACGGCGGCGGCGGCGGCCGTATTGGACGATATAACGGTGGGGGCCATGTTGACGACACTTGGCGCGGCCCAATTTAACTGCGGTTCCTATACGGGGAATGGCGCAGCCAATAGGGCGATTACCGCTGGATTCCAGCCAAAACTTGTGTTTGTGTGGTCAATGTCCGGTAGCCAGTTCACATGTCGAATAGATGCCACTTATGCGGGTGAGATACAGCCGACGATGGTTTATCTTTCTGCTGCCTCTGCTGGCCTTGCTCTCTCGGCCACCGGATTTGTCACCGCTAACTCTGGAACTGATAATGCCTCCTGTAATGTTAATGCCGCTACTTATCGATGGGAAGCGTGGGGATAACCCATGACCCAACTCGATGCACTTACTCAAGTCCGCTCGACCATCGCTGAGCCGGTAGCCGGATACTGGACTGACGTAGAATTGGAACAGTACATCAACGAGGGGCTTCATGCCATGTGCGAAAGCAAGGGCATTGAGGACGTACAACGCCTCGTTTTGGACGCCGACCTTCGCTGCGGCCTTCCCGCCCTTGCCAAGTTTGTAGAGAGTGTTTACTTCTATCCGATTGAGGGGGTATTTACCTTCGTGGCGACAGCCCCCGCCACGCCCACAGAGGGCGACCAATATATTGATTCAACGACGATGCGGTATTATACCTACACTTCCGGCGCGTGGGTAGAACAAACCCTTCCAGACAGGGAAAACTTGCAGGAAACCAAGAGGTTGAAAGAAATCCGCGACGACTACATGGTATTCACTGAAAAACTGAGTGGGTTGCTGGAAGTCTTTATGTACCGCTTCCCGACCCCGCTTGTCGCTCCGACCGACGCGATGGAACTCCCCGAATCCTATTGCGCGGGAGTGGTCGCCTATGCCACGGCGCAGGCCGTGTTGAAGGATGACAACTTTCCGCAGTTCGACCGCAGGATGGGGGAGTTCGTGAGGATACGTTTGGCGTGGGAAAAAGAACGTTCTATGAAGCCCAGCAAATTTGTGGCTTTGTGGGGAGGAAACTAATGCCATATAAAATCCTGACACCAAAAGAATTATTGGCCCAGACGCTCGCTGCGGCTAACGCAGCGAAGGTTCCCGCTCCGGCGGGTACGGTTGCCCCTAAACCCACAAACACCCCAATCGTCAACCCAACGGCGGCCCAGCAAACAATCGTCAACCAGCAAACAACCGCCGCTCAAAAGGCGGGAGTTACAACGCCCGCGCCCGCCGTTGATTTACCTGGAAGTGGCGGGGCGTACGACAAGGCCATGCTTGCGGGAATCTTTGGCACAGGCGGGACAACTACGCCCGCCGCTACGACACCAGTTAATTCAACCTTTGCCCAATATCAGCAAAGCGCGACAAACGCCGCCAACACCGCTCTTGACGCACAGGCGGCTCAAGCCAACTCCATTATCAATAGCGGGGGAATCTGGGCCACGCTGCAACCCATAGCGGATAAACAGATGCAGGACTCTATCGCTTCCCTTACACAGATTTCTACTATTGCCAAGGCAAACGTGGAGTCTAGTCGGGTTGCCCTGAATGCGCAGGACGCCGCAGATTATGCAAAGGTCATCGATACGCTTGACAGCGCCGTTGTTGCTTCCCGACAGCAAACGACAGAAGAAATGAACCAGCGCGGCATGTTCTTCTCGACCGTCCTTGACTCAGTTATGGGGCAGGTCAACGCCGCCTACACGACCCAGAAGGGTCAGGCGGCACAACAGGACAAGGCTTCACTTGCTAAGATAGCCTCCGACATGGCGGTATTGTCCGGCAATATCGACATTGAAACCATCAAGGGGAACGCTTCCGCTGTCGCACAGTACACGGCAGAGATGCTCTCAGTTGTTGCACAAGACGCACAAACTAAACAGACCGCCCAAGCCCTCCTTGCCTCACTGAATGTTCAGAAAGCGGGAGTGATTGATACCATTGCGGCACAGACCTTTGCAACAGGGCAGCAGATGCAGGCAACAGCCTTTAATCAGCAGGAGCAACTTAACGCTGATGCAGCCAATGCTGCAAATACGGCGTTTACGCAGAACCTACAGACCAACGCCGCCACTTCTGCGGCAACGACGGACGCACAGAACGAGTTTATCGCAACGATGGGGCAGTATGCCAATGACTATCAGGCAGCCGCCAATGCGCTTGACCCCAACGACCCCCTTTACGCCTTTAAGGAGGGGATGCTCGAATCGGCACACAATCAGAAGGCACAGGCCCTTACTGCGGCACAGGCGACAGCGGCGGCGCAGGCGGCCAAGGATAAGGCGGCTGCGGCACAGCAGACGTTTGACAACATCTTGGCTACCGCCAAGGTCAATATCTCCACTGCGACCCAACAGGCCACCGCCGCATATCAATCGGGGCAACTTAATATTTCCCAGTACAATGCTGCAACGTCAAGAATGAACGCTGATACCTCTCGGTACAACGCCACCAAACCCACCGCGGGCACTGCGGGCGGCCTCACCTACGCGCAGGCGAACGGGGTGATTGACGACTACACAAAGCTCACTACAACGCTAGGGAATTTACATCAGGGAACTGATGGAAAATGGTACAAGAGCGTAGTGAATACCTTACAGACCGTTGACCCCGTTACGAAGAAGGTTTTACCCTACACTGACATGGAAGTGGACGTAACGACTCTGAAACAGCAGATCGCCGAATTGGAACCCGCCTATCGTGCTGCCGTCGCGGTTCGGGATAAAACGTCGGGAACAACGACCCCCCTGCCCCTTGATGCCACTGAAACGGCCAATGTCAATAACTTCATCAATAAGGTTTCGTCGATTACCGGCAATTATGGTGGGGTTGATGTAGCGGCCTATGCACAGCAATACTTGAAAGCGGTACAGGCGTCGGGTACGCCCCTCAATCAAAGGGAGTTGGACGCAATCGCGGCCTTCTATAACGGCGGTTAAATGCCCCTCATTGACTTCTCCAAAATAGTTCTTAGGGGAACTCCCCCAAAAGTCACCGCACTGACGACGCCCGCCAAGGGGCGGAAGATTGACTTCAACGCCATAAAGTTCACTCCGATACCGGCGCCGAAACAAATCCCCGTGCGGCAAGTCCCCGCCCCCGCTGCGTCGTCTACTCCGTTTATTGGTCGCCCTCTCGTCACGCCCGTTGAGCAACAGAGAATGAAGGCAGTCGCTCCGAAGCCAACATCTCCCGCCTCTTTATGGTTGACGGGTAAAACCGTCGAACAACGGACGCAGGAAGGAAAGCAGATGTACGCCGCTCTTGCGGGCAAGTCCTTCTTTGACGCGCTTAAGGAAGGCGTAGACACATACAACAACGCAACAGCAAAGGCTTTCATGGGCCAAAACGCCCCCGCAGAGGGGGGTATTACCGGCAACCGATATGTTGATTTTGCTGCCAGTCTAGCCACGATGGGGGCCGCTATAAAAATTGGCGTTCAAGTGGTCGGGGGACTTGTAAGCGCTATTAATTTTACGAGGGAGATGAACTCCAAGTGGAACTGGCCGACGGTCGAGGGCGGGGTTGCCTCAAATGACCTTGCCGTTCGGGTTGCTCAGGCAAATCCAGGCATGGACGAGGAAACGGCAAACTCCATTTCCTCCCTTGTGGCACGAACGGGCGGAAATACCGCTCAATTGAACGCCCTCGCCAGTAACGCGTCCACGCTGTCGCGGTCGCTGAATCAAATATCGCTCGCTTCACAGAACCCATCTGCTCAAACGGTTGCACAAAATATTGTTCCCTCTGCCGTACGGACTATTGCTCAAACGGGGATTTTCCAGTCTATCCCCATGCCCGCCGGTCTCGTCCATTCAACCGCACCCGCCATTCCGATGGGAAATGGAACACTACCCGCGCCAACGGTAGTGAAAACTCCCGCGCCCGTGGTAGCGCCCGCCGTTCTATATCATGGAACGAGAGAAGCCTCTACCATTCCCTTTATCAACGCGAACGGCGACCTTGTTTTGAATCCATCAGAAAACTTCGGGGGGAAACAAGTCGGCGTTTCTCTTACGCCAGTGCTAGGAACGGCAAAAGATTACGCCACGAGAAACGGCGGGGCAGGAATGATATTTGAGATTGACCATTCAGCCTTGCCAGTCAATCGCCTGAAGGTGCAAGCCGCAGACGAGATTCAGGTCAGCGGAGATGAACCCGTTGTTATCCCCAAGGGTTCATACCGAATCATTGGTGGTTCTGCCGACCAGACCGAATTGACAGCTTGGAGCAAGAAAACAGAACAGACCGTTGCCAAGATGTCCGACAAGGCATTAGCGGAACAGATTGTTCTCGCCGCAGGACAAGGTGAGGCAACCGAAGGAATGGACGAGGGGGCGGCCCTAAGACCCGCCAATCGCTTAAGTGCCGACATCGTTGCTAAGTACGGCAGCATCCCCGAAGAACCGTTCTACCTGGAAGAATTGACGAACCGCATCAATGCTTCACCCAATAGGGTGGCCGCGATTGGGAAGTTCAAGCAGCTACTTTCCGCTGAATCGAACCCCGCTCGTGTTCCCTATGATGTCGGTGATGAAATCTATGCCCTCATTGGGGAACAGAAGCCCGCTCAAGTGGTGCCCCCCGTCAAGGCGGTACCCATCACCCCTTCCGCGTTTCGTGATGCGATTACACCGCCCCGCGCCATTGACCACACAATCCCCACCATTGATGTCAAGAAGGCTAACCTCGTTGATGTCACGGCGAAGGTGGATCTGAAATCCGTTCAGGTTCAGCACCCCACCGCCACGAATGTTGTCTTGGACACCAAACGGCGGGTAGTGATGTTTACGAATGGCACTACCCCGCTTGAAGCGATGGGGGTAGACAAACCCCAGCTGAAAGAGTGGTATGGTATTGAGGGGAATAAACTGCTGGGGGAGGTAACACAACCCGCCCCAACTATTTCCAAAATGGAAACACCTGCCGTCCAAATTGCCCCGATTCCGCCCTCCGTTTCCCCCCCCTTATCAACTACCCCTCAAATTGGCACCGCCACGACAATCTTAAATCAAAAGACCAGTATTAGTACGTCTCCCCCCGTTTCCCCTCAAGGGGAAGCCAAAACAGGGGCTAGTGTGGCAAAATGGGGCAAGTGGATAGACGCGGTAGGTTCTCGCAGGACAGACGGGGTAGGCGGAGGGGATGTAGCAACAATTAAAACCCCTATGACTTATCGGCTTGCCTCTGGAACCGAAAGTGTCCGTGCTTATTCTCCGACGACGGCAGCAGAGAAAGGAATTGCTGGCCCATTTATTCCAGAGACAGGAAAGCGACTGGAACTCAAGGGAGATTCCCATACCTATTATCTGACACGGTTGACGGAAGAGGAAGCAAAAGCAGAGGGCCTTGCAAATCACTCGGCAAGTCTTGCTACATCTCGTCCTTTCTCTGTCATCGAAGCACGCTCTGGCAATCTTATCGGTCAGGGTGCCACGGTCAAGGACGCCATCGGTCGGGCGCAGGAGACCATCAACAACAATAAGGCGGTATATGACGGCAAGGTGGAAGAACAGGTGGTGGCACATGGCGAGATTGCAAACCCCGCCAGTGTCCCTGCTTCATTCTTGACTTCGACCTCTGCGCCAGCGGCGGCCCCCTCACTCGGAAACGCCTCTCCCGCGCACGGCCTCATTGACTATTCTACGATAGAACTAAACGGTACTACTAGCGTTACTAGCCCCGCCGTGTTAAAAAGTGTTAGCAATACAGGCAAGGGGTTTGACAACTACATTCAGAATACCGCCGGAACGAAGGACACTAGCCTTTCCGGCATGGCTAAGTTCAAGGAGGGGAGAGACCTTCAAGTCCGCCGGTATGAAAACCAGTTCGACGGGTTGATGAAAACTCCCGCCGGAGCGGAATGGATGACAATGGCGATTGAGGCCGACGAGGTGTTGCGAGAGGAATACGCTCACCCCTTCTACATTGACGAGACCGGCAACAAGGTTCCCGTTGAGGGAGAGTTTGCCCCCGCCATCTTGAACCGCCAGCTTAAACAGTACGGCCCCAACTACGGCAAGTTTCTCCAGCACTTGCAGCGGGCGGGTATTCCCATTGAGGCAACCGCAGGACTCGACCCCGACAAGATGAAGCTCGCGCAACAGCACATCGACGACGCGAGAATGAGCTTGGTCAACTTTCAGAAGAACGAGCCGCAGTTGTTCGTGGATTACATGGCCGCAGCGCAAGAGCTTGGAAAAGCTAACGCACTCCTCCCAGAGTTCTACAGGCAATTCCTCTCACCTGAAACCTATGCCAATGAAAAGGCGCATCCTAACTATTATGTCTCCCTTTCGGCAGGAAGAACGGACATCTTTGACCGTGGTGGCGTTGCCCCGCTGGAACGTACCCACGGCCTGACCGAACTTGATAAGGTTGTTGAACCGCTTCCTGGATTATTGGCGGTCTATCGTGACGCCATCAGAGCGCAGGGTATCAACAATGCCAAGCGGGAGGCAGTAAGGTCAAACAAGAACTCCGAGGTGGCAACGACCGTCCTTTCCGACAGCGTCGTCCACCTGAAAGAAAACGGGGTAGACAGGGCTTACGACGTCCACGACACGAACGTCACCAAGTCGGTTCACAACCTGACCCTTGCCAAGCCAGAAGTTCCAACATGGGAAAAGTGGCTAGTCAAATCTCCGACAACCGCACTTCGTCTTTTTGCTACAGGTCTCAACCCCGCATTCGGTCTCTATAATATTATGCGAGATAGCATACAGGGGGTGGGGACGGTTCCCTTTACTCCAAAGGGCTTAGTCAAGGGCACGATTCGGGCGTTCAAGAGTCCAGGATTGTCCCAGTGGTTTGACTCCTACCGCGACCCGATGATGTCGAAAGGAACAAGGGCAATCGAGGCGCTGAAGACCATTACATCTATCATAACCTACCCCAACGAAATCGGGGAATCACTTACCCGCTCCGTCATTGCGGAGAGCATCCTTGACCGAGGCGGAACATATTTAGACCAGCTCCACGGCTACTTTGCCTCCACTGGTTTCTTTGCTCTGCACGGCACGTTCTTCAATGACTTCATCCCCAGTTGTATTCCTTTTACGCGAGCAACAATCGCCGTTATGAGGGTGGCCTATCGTAACACCTTCTTCGGACTTCCCATCGGGGACAAGGGCGGAACCTTCTCTAGAAAACAGGGAGCCGAGAAACTGGCGGGGCGTAATCTTGCCACGATTATCTTTGCCCTTGTCAGTGCCCTCGCCATCAAAGAGGCTGGGAAAGAGAAAGAGTACAAGCTCCTGCGCGACCGCGCTTCGTACTTCTACTTTCCGACCCCTTCGGGCGGGTGGGTGAAACTCCCCGTTCCCATTGGGTTCCAGCCCATCAAGGCCGCAACAGACTACGTACTCGGCTACAAGGGTGACCCACTGGACATTGCGAGGCAGGCGGTCTCGGTTCTTCCTGGGCCGGAAAACTTCTTCCTTCCCCCCGCCCTCAATATCTTCCTGCAATATAGGTACAACCTGAACTTCTTTACTGGGGCAGCAGTAACGGCAGCCGTCGGTACACCCCCCGCAAATCCACTGGAAGCCGCCCTTATGAAGACGGGAATGGACGAGGGGCAAGCGGCCTTTCTGGTGCGGTCATTCTTAGCGGACATTCCCTCGCAGGTACAGTACGTCTTCGACATGGTGGGGCAGGGAACGTCTACACAAGCCTCCCCTCTCACCAAGCGGTTCATTGTCAAAGACCCCACAACAAGCAGCAACGCCGCTGTCGATGACTTCTACGCTCTCGTAGATGCCACCAGCAGGTCGAGCAACGCCGCGCTCAAGCACTTTGTCAACGGGCGGGCTAGTGCGATTGGACAACTCATTCACAACGCCAAGACATACCCTGCTGACGCAAAGGTCTACATGACTACCGCGACAGACAACATCATTATGACCTTTGCGACCATCGCGGAGAACCCCGAGACTTACGGCATCAAGAAGTTCGGGCCTTTCAGTTGGCGGCCCAAGGGCAATTATGAGGAACTGGCCCCATGAAATACACGGTGATAACCGTTGAGAAAGTACCCGCAAAGCTTTTAGAGGCTTACAAGGACGTTCCCCGTTCTGTCGGGGAGGAACCAGACGGGAAAGCACCAGAGGGAGTGACCAACGTTCCCCCTGGAACAAAGGGCTATCAAACGGTTGAGGTTCTTATCATGGAGAAAATGTCACAGTACCGAACTCGCCTGGCGATAGCCCATGAATTATTCCACTGTCTCCAATACTTGACGGGATGCGGGCTTGATGAGGACAACAACTATCAGGTATCCAAGCAAATGGTCAAAGCATTGGTGGAGCGGAAGAAAAAGAAGAAAAAGGGCCAGTGTACCCCTTGCAGGAAACACTAAAACCCGTATAATAGTATAGAAGGGTTAGCCTTCGCGATTAAAGCCGTGCCAAAGGGCACGCGCCAGGTTCTGAAATGTGTACCCCGCAAGGTTCGACCTACGGGGGCAGGCTAAGGAGCCAGGACCATAAGGCTAGAATACGGTAGCCTCTCGTACCCCCAGCCCGTTCCGTGACTGGGGGTCTTTTCATATCCCCCTTGGCGGCTAGTTGACGAAAGCGTAGGCAGAGCGGATATTTTATACCAGCACCAAACATGAGTATCAAGCTGCTGCATCAATACTACTCCAGTTGGCTCTCAGGTGGAGTGAGATTTAATCCATCTTTATTAAAGTTCTTGCCTAAAACTGAAGCAAATATTGCTGCATCGTTAACAATGATGCGGTTTTCCTATTTAAGGGTTTGGCACAATCATTTGGCATAGTGCGGAATTATCCATTTGGAATTATTCTATCGGAATAACACGAACCGTGTTACACCAAACGTGAATTGAGTTAAGGGTGCGTGTCCTTATTATTGCAAATTGCCACTTTCCGATAATAGTGGAATTCTTATTATGATTTGCATTAGATACGCTCAACCGTATGCAGATCAGATGTGCAAATAATGCACATACTGGCAACTTTTCCTCGCTTATGTACACAATCCCTACGTTCTCGCAACTTTTTAGCAAGTGAGTTGCTGACTTTCTTGCACTCCAAATGACACTATGATGTGCGTCCTCGGCAATCAAACCAGCACATCATAGTGTCATTTGGTTTGAACTCACAAGTAATCCTTACAAGTTGCAGGGCGGTGTCCACCATTTTGTCCACGTCGGCAAAATGGCTACGGATTGTAGCCGGTTCGATCTCTTAGGAAATACCGAATACTTCAGAAAATCTTAAGGGTTATGACAACTCGTCACGCCTTGCTGACCCCAGCAAAACGTTAGCACCGTGAAAGTGTAGGTCGGGGTCAGATTATGCACCGTTAAAGTGTGAGCGGGTCATTCCGTTCCCCATTTCTATATATAAATGGTTTCTGGACACCTCGGGAAAGGCCGGATACCTCCATGTCAAATTGTTGCGGTTTCTGTTAACTTTCTGAGTTGGATGTCACAGTAACCCGCCAAAAGTTGTCACAGTAGAAATGGAAAAGGCCCCTTGCGGGGCCTTAGTGTTTAATCTATCGCCTTCCATGCCTCAAGCCACTTTCTATTTAACCACCCATACTCCTTGCCGTGGTAATCAAACAGGACTCCGACAATCTCGTTGTTCCTGTCTAGGGAAAACCCTAAAAACACAATGGTCGGCGGGTTGGCATGAAATTGGTCGTGTTGCTTCGCCGTGACGGGAACGATGACGCGGGGATCGTTCACTTGGCTGGGGTGGTTCAGCCGCCGCAGCAAGTGGTGCCCAACCTCGGCTTTGCCGCCAAATGCCGATGGAAACTCGTCTTTGACCAGTCGCCGCATGTGGTGCTGGAAATCTAAGATATCTTTGGCATAGATACCCAAGTTGCCTCCTTACCCCACTCCACGGGGGTTTTATTATATTTGGAACAATTACATTGTCAAGTACCGCGCCATCGAGGACGGGGTGACGTACGGGGAAATGCTCCTCACGGGATTGAAGATGTATCTCATGCAGGGGCGCGAACCCGTAAAACAGGATGCTCGGTTGCCCTAAACTCAGCCCCCGAAAGGGGGCTTTTGGGTTTGCCCCACTTGATTTTCTTTACGCTGAACCCCAACTCGGCGGCTAAGTCGCGGTAGAAAACCCACGCCTCATGGTCGGGAACAAGGGAACACTCCACAACGCGAATCCCCATTAGACTATCCGCCGCCGTTCCTTGCCCAATAGAACTAGAGCAGAACTCGTCCGCTAACTCTTTTATTGACGGAGCGGCCATGCGAATCTTGTAGGGGAGGCAGTTCAAGGCAAATTTTGTCTGCGCCCTGAACGCGTCTAATTGGAAAAGGAGGTCGTACGCGCCGTCATTGCCCGAAGGCGGTGGCGGGTTTCCGCTGAATACGGACATCATTTTCTCCTTTTGGGAAGTTTTCCTTTCTTAATCTGCGCCACCACCTTGTCTAATTCCTTCGTCGGGCGGGGAGTGTCTTTATCTGCCAGTCTCTCCCTCCATAATTTCAGATAAGGTGCCTCAATTGGCGCGAACTGGTCGCCCTTCATGGGGTCTCCTTTGGTACAAGGTTATACTTCCCTTCTGGAACCCAAGCCTGAGAAACAATCTGCTCAGAACACGTAACGATTCTATCGGGAGAGCCGACAGGAGCAGTGAGTTCATCTTCGCTCTCTGTAACCTTCACGGTCACTTCCCCCACGCTTGCCTCTCGGATGACGGCCTTGCGGAGGGCGGAGACGGTTCGCTCCAATTCTGCGGGCTTTTGTCCCTCATAGTGGGAACTCGTGACATCGGTATTTGTGACTCTGACATACCGGTCAAGTAAACCTTGCACACTCATCGTGTCGTAGTTCATGGCTTCTCCCCTTTCCACCAGAAATAGGCGGCAGAAGCGGCAAGGACAAGAAAAGACCGCGACTCTTGTCTCCCCACAACCTCATCTATTTCTGGGCAACACCATTGGACTATCCACAACGGTTCTTGTTGTACGCCGTCAAAATTGCAGCCTACCACATGCGATACGTTCAAATCAAGTTGAACGCAACTTCCCCGTAAATAGGGCGGCAACTCCCTCAGGATCCCCTCGGCGGTAGGGGCGGCAACAAACTCGTTCATCGGGTCTCCATCATCGTCAAGCATTCCGATTCTTTCTACAACAATCCAATCTGCAACATTAAACGTGAAGGGGTCGGTGTCGTCGTCAAAATCATGTTTATTCGCCCACACCATCGCCGTATCCTGCGGGAATCCAGCCACCTTCAACTGCTGGCAGACTTCAAGAGAAGGAACAAGGTCAGTGAGAGTCATGGCTTCTCCTTTGGGGCAGGGGTCGCCGCTTTCATGTACAGGCGGATGTATTCTGTTGCCTCCGCGAAGTTGTAGCCGATGCCAAGCCCCTCTCCTTCGGCAAGCCTCTCGTTGTCGCTGTAGTACATCCAGCCTTTTGGGGCACTGACCACGTTATTAATCGGCTCCCACCACACCCTCACATTCTTGTGCCCTAGCCCCTCCAGCATGGTTTGGAGTTTCTTCGCCTTGTCGCTCACTTCCCCTCCTTTGTATCAGGGGCGAGGACGGAAGCGGGAACTTCAGGGAACATATCCGTTTCTCGCACCAGTCGGTAATTGTCTGTTGGCACAATAATATAACTGCCATACTCCTCGTCGCCAGTACACAACTCAAAACCTTCTTCCACGTTCTCGTTTGCCAGAAGGAAGCGAGAGACTTTTCTTATCCTCTCCCTCTCCTGCTCCGCCCCCTCTGCGCGGGCGGCAGAAATAAGGGCATCAACCTCATCCATAACTTTTTGCTCAAACCACCAATCACTGACAATCACTTTTCGCAGTTCCTCAACCCTTGTTGCCATTGTCGGCCTCCTCATGCTTCAGCGGACACCATGTGGGCGCTTCCGTTGCCGTCATGACCGCTTTGGTTGCGCCCGCCACGACCACTTTTTCGTTGCTCGCTTGGCAACACAGTTCAGACTTCAAAATCGTCTCACCCATAGCGCAAAAAACCATGCCGTGCTTGCCGCAATCAATGCACTTCACTAGCCGCCTCCTTCACTGTGAACCCGCCATGATCGCCGTTCCATGTGGCGTCGGGCGTCCGCCGGCAAGACATTGACACGTTCGTTCGCGGCACACCGCCCGCGCAGCCATTACCCAATCGGGTACAGTTCAGACAAGCACTATCAACTTCCTTGCTGATGATATAGGTCATATCTTCACCCCCTCAGCCTTCTTGTTCAGTTCCTCTACCTTACTTGTCATTGCCGGCCTCCTTTGCCTTCATTGGTCTACCTCGTGTGCATCGAACGTCCAAAGAAGAAGGGCTAGGCGGGGGTCTTCATTCCCCACGAAAAGAAGCCGCCTCCTCGAACGAAAGTTCCTCAATATACTCCCGCCCGAACTTGCTCCACACTGCGGCGCGGGCGTTTGGAATATCGTCCTTGAACATCTTGACGATGGCCGCGTGCTGCTCGGTGGTGGACATTCTAACCCGCTTCTCTGTTTTCAGGAACTCATCCATCGCACGGAAGGTGGCCCACATTGCGCCCTGGCAGTCCTTTCCCTTCCCCGCGAACAGATAACTCGCCGCGTTCAGGGCGTTGCCCCGCATGATGCGGGCTTCCTTTTGAGGGTCATCCTTCTTGAAACCACCCCCGAAAGCGGGCTTGTCCTCTTTCACCATGAGATCGGTGCCGTAGGTATTGGTGACTTCCTCAAGCGCAGCGGTGAACTCCTTGCCGTTCTCCCACAATGCCTCGCCCTTATTGAACCACTTTTTGACGGTAGTGGAGATATTCCCGTCCGTCGCCTTGAAGGTCAGCTTGAACGACCCCATCTTAGACGGGCCGTAGGTGTCGATAATGTCAGAAACCGTCCACTTCCTGCTGCTGTAGTTTTCACCCATTTGAACCTCCTATTACGGTGCGCCGATAGCGACTTGCCCGTATTTCCTATATTACTATTATACGGAGTTTCGTAATTCCTGCAAGGGGTAAATTACACTAGCCCGCCCTCTCCTTTGGTACAATCGTCACCGTTGCTCCGTTGGGATAGGTGGCAAGACATTCACTAATCCGCTCCCCGCTCTCTCCCCAGGCACCAATTAACAGGGTACACTGGTACAGGTCTATCCACCCGTCATCATCTGCCCCCAGAAAGACACAACCATTGCAAGAAAATCCGCTTGGTATCTCTTTCATCTTCTCGCCTCCTCACAATTCTCACAAAATGGACAATAGACGCAGTAGGGGTCGCGCCCGTACCTTTTCGGCGCAGCTGTAAAATCCCCTTCCTTGATGCAGTCAAGGGTCGCGTCAATCAGGGCATCGGCCTTGTCCATTTCAAGCACACTCACCCACTGAACTTTGTACTCTTCGGGGCTGATCAGCTCATACGCCCACCTCGTCGTGCAGGGGGCAAAGCGGCGGTAGAAGGCCAACTGCAACGCCTCTTTCTTGCGCCCCAGCTTCCCGACAAACTTGTGGTCAACGAGGACGGGAACTTGAACGTAGTCGAGGAAACAGTGAACGTGCCCCAGGGTCGGGTCGTCCGTCCGTATCTCAATCTCTACCCCATCGGGGGCGCGGAAGAGAGTGTTTGCCGACCAGACGCCCCACTGCTTCTCTGCCTGTTCCTTGGCGGCGAAGGGGTCGGAGTCCGTTTTCTCTGAAATCTCGTCCATGAGGTCGCCCCACAATGGAAGCGGCCCGCCCGTTAAGAAGTCGGCGACGGTCTTGTGGAGGAAACTGCCCGCCAGAGCGGGGGCCGCGTCAGGAACATCCCAACTATCGAGGTAGCGGTGCCGCCACGCGAGAGGACAATCTAGGTAAAAGCTGATACTTGTTGGGCTTACAGTAATGGTTGCTTCACGACTATCCATGTCGCCACCCCCAGAAGAAAAGCGTCAATTGCCCACAGCACGAAACCCATTGTCGGTCTCCATGAGGTCGCCGTGCAAGGCAACGGTGGGCAGATACGACCCGCGATAGCGGTTATAATCGGCTTCCATTTTCCCCTTCCACCACGCGCAGTTGACTAAGAGGTCGTGAAGGCAATCCTGAGATAGGATGCGGCGGTCAGTGTGCCCCGTGTTGTTCATCCATGCCTCCACCATGGGGCCGAACTCGTCCTTAAGTTCAAGGTCTTCATGAAAGACAAAGCCTAGCCGCTGCATTACTCACCTCCATTTATTTCAGGTGGCGACACATAGATCGACTTCCAATATGCACCCGACGATGTTGCGGCTTGTCCAGATTGGCCATTGTCACCAACGGCGTAGTAGGCGGGTTTCTCCTTTATGGGCAGGGAATCACCATAGGATTTTGGCAATTCTACCATGGCGGACAGGGTGAGTGCGACGGCATCCATCAATCCGTCTTTTGGCAGACTGATAACGGGAATCTCTCGCTCAACCTGGCTAGCGATCCAATGTTTTGCCCTATTCAAGCCCGCCTCTATCCCTTCTGCGCGGGCGGCGGCGATGAGGAGGTCAATCTCGGCAGTTGCCTCTTTCTCCGCATTGTCACCATGCCCACAGTCGAACAGATAGTGTGCTACATCGTTGTAGGCGGGTTCTCGTAGTTCTTCTACCTTTGTCATTGAATCACCTCTTCTGACATCTTTCCGTAATGCGCGTTCATATTTATTGGATAATCGGCAGTCGTACCCCAGTTTCTATTTTTCACGAGGCGATATGTCCACGCCTTTTTTTCCCTCTGCGTTTCGGGGTCGAGGCCCTTTGTCTCCGCCTCCACGAATACCACCACGGACGCAGACTGCTCGACGGCGGAACTGCCCTTGAGCCGCCGCAAACTGGCCCTCTCGTCTCCTGGCTGCCCTCTGCTGAATTGTGACAGCATAATAATGGGCTGGTGCTGGGCGCGGGCGCGGAGTGTGGTCGTTACCTGATTAACTACCTTCTCTTCCCCCGAGTTTCCACCGATCTGTATCAGTTGCAGATAATCAATGATTGCCACGTCTGGCTTGACCTGACGAATATAGCCGAGGACGGCGGAGAGTTCGTTGGAGCAGCTTTCCTGCACCCACAGGTTGTTCAACCACTCGTTCTCGATAAACATTTTGTAGAAGAAAGACAAGAACTGCGGGTTGCCATAGTCGCACTGTTCCAGCGGAAAGTCGTAGAGCATGTTGACCAGCCGTATAAAGATTTGGTAGTAGGTCATTTCCAGCGAGACAAACAACACCTTCGCGCCTTGGTTGCGGCAAAGGTTCACCGCCATATTGAGGGCCATCTGGGTCTTGCCGTGAGAGGTCTCCCCCGCCAGCACCCAATACTCTCCCTTCATCAGCTTGGTAAACTTGTCAAGGGTAGTGAAGCCGGTCTTAAAAATCCTCATCTTCGACAGCCCCTCGATCTCGTCCATGTTGAAGAGCTGGCTGATGGGTTTCGCCTGCCCGACCGTCCTCATGCTTTGGATAAAGGCTTCGATGGCTAACGGGTCGGGGTTCTCCTGCTGGCTTTCAAGCATGCGTATGAGTTCACGCCCCTGCGCCTTCTGCGCCAAGTCCTGCCAGAGAGGTTCTATGTCAACGACTTCCACGCACAACTCGTCCACGAGGCGGGCCTTGTTGACCTTGCCCAGCTCAATCTCTAATCGTACCTTGTCATTAAAACCAGCCTTAATGAGCTTCCACATGAGCTGATGGTCGGGAAAAAAGAAGTCGGAAGGGACAAGGGGAATGTCGTCTTTGGGGTGGGTAACGGCCCACGTTAAAACGGCCAGCTCCTCGTTCTTACTGACGCGCTCAGGCATTTATCACCTTCAATACCAATTCCGCCAGGGCGTCACAGAGGGTAGGCCCCTCAGTCGCTATATTCTGATTCGTTCCAGATAGCACCGCGTCAATGACTATCTTATCATTCAACTTATGGAGTTGACCGATGTCAATATCCCATTCTTTGTTCAGCAGCCACGCAAGAAGGGTGTCGGCACGGTAAGCAATCGGGCCGTCTCCGCTTTCCGCCCCATGCCAACCTTCTACAAGGTCAACATCGCCAGGGGCGCGCTCCAGCCATTTGAACGGATAGCCAACGGTGTCAAATCCTTCCGGCGCCTCAAACCCCGCCACAGCCAGCCGCTTGCTGGCCTCCAAGCTCGTAAACTCGCTCATTTCTTCACCTTTTCCCGCATCTCGCACCGCATCGGCATCATGGCAATCTTTACGTTCTTCGCCGTGACGCAGCACATGGAAACGCCATTCAAGGCGAGGTAGAACTTACAGTCCCAGCACGCTGCGTTCATGGATTTTCTCATGGCGTCACCTTCGGCTCGAACAGCACCCGCACGGGTACGTTCTTACGCCGTCCCCAGTGGGTTGCCTCGTGCGCCGAATACATGAACACGTCCAACTTGTTGTCCTTGATAGCAGAGCCAGTATCGATGACGGTACAGGGATTGCCGTTGTTATAATCAGGGATAATGACGATGCTACCGAAGGGTAGAACCCGCAAGTCTGCTGCAATTCCACCCGCTCTCACCCTCTGCCCTGACGCAGTAATAAGCGGAGCTGCGTCACATTCTGACACAGTAGGCGAGTATGCTGTGCACTCCATGGACAGAACCATGATAGGTTCTGAGAACCTTGTCGTCACCTTCTCAGATTGAATGACCACGGCTGCCAGTCGGCGTTCTCTGCGGAAGTTGACGATGTCACCGGCTGTTGCTACCCTTGGATTCATGAGAATGAGTAACAGGAAAACCGCACAAGCAACAACAAGACAAACCGCCAGTGTCACGAGCATGACATGCAAGAGGTCCTGCCAGGCGTAATAGTTATCGCTGTGCCGCCATCTTCTCTCGTACTTGCCTTCTACCCACTTCATTTGCCTGCCTCCTTTACCTTGCGCTCGTAGTAGTGAATCTGCCACTGGAAGCGACGAATATCGGTGCGAATGTTCTTCTGCTGCAACGCAGACTGAAACCCTCGCATACTGAGCTTTGCCTGATCTTCCTTAAGCCACCGCTTCACCACTCTCAACCGACTCGCGTACATGGTCTTCTTGTCGAACCCGCCACAGCAGTTACACTTGACACAGATTTCGCCATAGGAGTCATAGAGGTTCCAGCAATTACGGGCAACCTGCTGGTCAAGGTACAATGCTCCGGTCATGGCTTCACCTTCGGGTCAAGAGCATTCATCTTTGCTACAAGTTCAGGGCCAAGCATCGCTTCGGTATGGGCGATTCCGGCAGGAGTCAGACGATAGACTCCACGAGAGACACGCTCCATGAATCCCTTGCGGATATTGTCCTGAATGGCATTAGAGACTGCCTTTCTCTGTTGCTTCTCAGTTCTTTCCACAGATAACTTCATGGCTTCTCCTTTGTGTCAGGCGCGAGGATATCAAACCAACTGATGGGTTCTGTCCCACGCGATGACCACTTCATGGTACCACCGTGAACTGGCCTGGCGTTGTTTCGAGTGCCTCCACCAATGGCTGCCACTTTTCAAGCAGATGCTGCATCTCGAATCGCTGTGACGCCGTTGCCAACAGCAACGTCTCTGTCTCCTGGAGTTTGGCCCGCACCGCTTTGAGGGCTTTGCCATACCCGCCCGCAGCATGAAACTTTCCCGCGTTGAACGCGTCCAGTACATCAATCTCATAATTAGAACGAACCCTATCTAGCTCTTCGGCGAAGTCCGCAGCGTGCGCCTCGGCGTCTTCTGTCCGGCACATCAGAGATTCATACTCGGCGAACGTCAGGATCACCAATTTACCCAGTTTTTTCATAGGCCCTCCTTGTTATTTCTGCGAAGTCTTTCAGTTGAAGGATTACCAGCCAGTCGGCGTCCGCCCTTCCACCATTTCTATGCAGCCCCACCACCGGCACCCTCCCCTTGCACTCTTTATACGAGAGGGCCTGCGCCATCGCGTCCTGAATCAGCTTGGGAAAGCCACTCTTGCGCGACTTGGATTCCAGCAGGAGCGGGGGGCCTCCATACTCCCCGCCCCCAAGTGCGTCAGGGCACACTGCCCCCCAGTTTGTTTTCGAGTGCTCAAGGCGGGTGAGGCCAAGGGCGTCGGCGAACTTGTGCTCGCTATGAACCCACGCTTTCAATCGTCCTCCCTGCAATGTTTGGCACTGCTTCTATTGCTCTCGTCCGCCTCAATCATTTCAACGAAGCCGCTGACTTCGTAGAGGGCGTGGCACTCAGGGCACTCAATGTAGTAAACAAACTCGTCATCAATATGCCCTCGGTAGCCACACTTGCCGCAGTTGAAGTCCATGCACACGTCCGTTCCTTTCCATTGAATCCAGCCGTGCGCTCCCTGTCGAATCAACTTGGTGACGTTGCTGGTAAATTGGGCGGCCCTATTTGCAAACTGGTCAAACTTAGCAGCCACCGACTTCCCCTTCCTCGTCCTCCCCTCCATGGGGAAAGGGGGCATCAGCTTCGGCTTCAATGACCGAACTGGCAACCCCCGCCACGAACCCCCTCTCTTCCGAAGAGAGACACGGGTCGTGCTGAAACTTCAATGCGGTGAGAGCGTTCATAGTCATAAGTTCGTCCCAAATACCGTCCAGAATAAAATCAAGCCGCTCTTCACTCATTGTGTCCCCCTAGTTGTTCGTGCGGTCGAGCTTCGGCCACGTACCATAGATAACGTCGCGGCGTTGCAAAGAGCGGATATAACACGCCCCCGCAAGCTTCTCTGTGGCGTTCGGTGCACCATTCAGAACTTGGGAAAGCAGGGAAACCATGCCCTCGGCAGAGGAATTGATTCTTCCCTCCGCGACTTCTTCGGACATCTTCTCGGTGAAATCCTCGATAGGATTGAGTGCGGCCACGTCAGTTCTCCCAACTAAGGCGGACAACACTGTCGCCGCCAAACAAGTCCCGCCGGATGCTAGCACGGTACCATGCGTCCTTGTCGGAAAAGGCCGCAATCAGTTCCCCTTGTTTGTTTACCACGCCCCAACCCCCATATTTTGTGAGTGCCGGAACGAGGTCAAGGGGGCGGTGTCTGCCGTCCTCATCTAAAAAACCCTCTAGATTCCACGTAAGAACCGAATCATAGTTTTGAGCGTCGGTTACAATTCCAACAACGGGGCGCGGAGTGGTCTTGAGGTCTGTTGCCAGCAACCTTACTGGAGTACCGTCTCTTGTCTGGTACTTTCCTTCCATGGTTATCTTCATCAGTTCACCCCTAAGGCCGCTTCGACCTCTTGTTTGAAAAGAAAGTTGTATGCAATGGCATTCATTCGAGCCATACCCCTTCCGGTATAATGATTGTGGCCGTTTCCTTTGCCTCGGTGCAATTTCCTTGGCATATTGATAATTTGTTCATTGTCCACATGGTGGCCGTCGCAGCCGGAAAACCATTTGTTTAGAAAGACATACCCCATTGAGCGACGTTTGGCACGACGTCGCCCGTTGGCAATCATCTGGCCACCCTTCCACAGACCAGCAGATATTCTTGCCCGCGTTTCGGGAGAAACAATTTTGCCTCGATTCCACGCGGTGATTTTGGCAATAGTTTCTGCCGAATGGTGAGAACCTAACCATTTTGTATTTCCCATATTCCCCAAAGAAATCTTTGCGCGAGTCTCCGTGGACACCGTATGCCCCATCAACGTGGCGGATTTTCTCCCCCGCAGTTCGGGAGACTGGGCACGACCGGTATTTATAAGAGAAATCTTCTTACGGGTTTCAGGCGATACCGTGTGCCCCATTAGTGCCACAGACAACCTTGCTTTCTGTTCGTCTGTCATCGTTTAGTTCAGCATGGACGACGTGCCGTATGTGCCGTCCAACGGGTCAATCTTGGTCAAACTGTGATTAGTGGGAGTGAGGACAACCCACCCAGGAACCCACTTGCAGTAGGGCTTGTCGGTGTAGTACCTGTAGGGCATCTTCCTTTCGTCCACCAGCCCGCCCACGTCAATGGCACAATACCCGCCCTTGCTGTTGCTTTCATTGGTGACGTGGCTATGCCCGCAAATCGTGTTAGAACTGTACTCGTCAGCAAACTCCCGCGCTACGCTTCCAGGAACGACACGGTAACTGTCGGGATGGTGAAGAACCCACTTCTGCTTGCCGAGCGCGAGATAGGCGATGGGGAACTGGCTGAATACTACCCTGTCGCCGTATTTGGCTTTAGCCCATGTGTTGATTAAGGCCCACGGGCTGAGTGCCCCGTTGGTAATGCGCGAGAGAAAGAAGTCGTGGTTGCCAGGGATTTTCACGACCCGTTCTGCTACCTGGAGTTCAAGGTCAATATCCTGCTCAATCCACTCGACCGTCTGCGCGAGATCGTCCGAGCCGGAAGAACGGGATGCGAACTTGGAAAAGGCGTCGTACTGCCCGTCGTCGCCAAGGTCGATAATTGTGTCACACCCTTGACAAGTGTCGAGAAAGCGGTAAAATAAATCACGGTTCATAAAGGGTTCGTGCTTGTCACCACTGACGCCCACCCTCTCCGCTTCAATGTGGAGAACCTGACTTGCGAGGTCAGGAACAGGCGGGCGTTGCCATAGGGCTTCGAGCGCCTGCTTGTTCAACCTGATGGGGGGAAGGCCAAGGGAACGAGCATACTTTCTTACCGCGTCGGGATTACTGACCCCGATTTCGGCGGCAATTTCTTCCCAAACTCCGCTCGTCTTTCCTGTGGCGATGGCGTCGGCTATCATCATAGCGGTAACATCGCGATCTTCCTCCGTGTATACGTGGCTTTCCGTTTGTGGCATAGTGCCTCCTGATTGACAGATTTTTACTGACGTTTTTGTAATTGTGAGAGCGTGATTGAGCAGTATTTAATCTGCGCATGGGCTTGTTTGCTCATGCTATCCAAGACTTCAATGAGGCCATTTAACTCTGAACGCTTAATCTTTGCTTCCTGAAGAACCGTCTCCAGAAAGTCCGTATGCGCCTGAAACATCTCCAATTTTTCATAGCCCATGTCACTTTCTAAAACCCCCGTCTCCCGCAGTTCATTCAGGCGAAGGCGGGCGGCCTCAAAGTCGCCAAGCTGATAGTCGGAGATAATCTGGTCGCGGGTCACGAAATCGCCTCTTTTAGAAAATCATGCAGGGCAAGAAGCCTCGCAACCACTCCCTTATCGGTCTTTTCGGCTATCACTTCAAAAAGGGCATCAAACTCAGCCCTTGCTTGCCTATACTGGTCGTAGGTTATGGCGACACCTCCTCAAAATCCTTATCAACCCTTATCTCGGCAGACGTGAACGCGTCACACGGTACGATGATGTGCTCATGGCGACTGCGAGTGAGAACCAAGAACCCTCCCTGCGTTTTCCACGAACGAATACCCTCATAGGCAAAGTCCCCGCCAATCACGCCGCTTTCTGTCTTGAAAACTACGATTGCTACGAGCACCTATGCCTCCTTGCACACATAGCCGGACACATGCCTCGTCCAGCACCACTCCCGCGCTTTCAGCGGGTCAATATCGGGAGGAAAGACGTACCAACTATACCCATCTCGCGGGGAAAAACTGGTCGGCGCTCCCTTCGGAACGTCTGGCGGCCAGAACCCCAGCCAAAGAGCAGAATTGACGGGGGCGTGTGCCAAGCTTCCCGAAATAAACTCAAGGTCGGGGGTAGCGTCGCGGGTTATCTTTTCCGCCAACACTCCCTCAATCCCGCGCTGGCACACCATTTCGTTCACATCTTTATATTTGCCGAGTACCAACCGACTGAAACTTTGGTTGGGGAACATCGCCAAGACCTTGCGTTCGGCTTCTCTCCCCGCACTGTCTGCATCAAAGCAAAGAACAAACTCGTAGGACGAGGAGGGGATAACCTCCTGCAATCCCACCAACGTGGAGGCCGACAACACACCGGTGACTAAACTGTACCTTGCCATCGTATACGAATCGGTCGCACCCTCGCAAATAGCCATAATGTTTTTGTTCACTATTCCCTCATCCCGCTGTAGCGGGTAGAACAACCCGCTTGCATCACTCCCCGCGAAGCACCGGTTCTTTGGCACCCTGCCATCAATGAAGCGGCGCTGTATCCCCACCATCTTGTCACCGTGCCACAACGGAAAACACACAGCGGGGCCGTCCGACTTCAACCCCTCGGTTGAAATCTTGCGGCCCTCCAGGTATGCTCTCCCTTCTTCCGAAAGCGGGGAGAGTTCATTCCAGACCTTCTGAAACCTCCCCTCGGCGGCCTCTTCCAAGTCCAGATAAGTTCCAATGGATTTTAGCCCAAGCGCTTCCCAGCCCGTCGTGTCCTCGGCCCAGTCCCGATATCCCCCATCTCTGAAAACCTCAACGGAAGGTGTTCTGTCGGAATGAAAGGGCTTACTCAAAAGTACGTAGCCGTCGCCCTGTTGTGCGTGTTCAAGGCTGGAGCCAAGTTTTTCTAACGCCTCCACGGCGCGGAATTGTGGGCCGCGCAATCTCTTCTTATCGAACATTAGCCCTCCCAGGTGACGTGAGCAACAACCATGCCAAACGGCCTATAGGCTGCGAACTTGTCATTGTAATCGGCAGCCTCTTTCCCTGTCGCAAAAACAGGCCCGCGCATCTCGCCAGTGTCCGCTTGGACACAAACAAAACCCTCATGCTTCGTGGAAACGGGAACGAGGTCAGTTCTTCCCGTTTTTGAACCGTACATAAACGCCCCGTCCTCCGTCCAAGTCTCGGCACTCTCAAATCCGTTCTCATGAACGATGATACCGGCAATGGGCCAAGTCGGGTTATTTAACCTTGTCAAGTTTCTGACTACATCACCGGCGCGGGTTGTGTACGTTTTATTGATTTCTATCATGCCGTTTCCTCCCATGTGACGGTGGCAATGGCGATACAGGCATCTTCGCCGACCCTATACGCGGCCTCGCACGCCTCTTTTGTCTCGAACAGGTAAGGAGAATTGTCCTCGTCAAAAGTGCGCGAGCCAAAATCGTCTCC